ATGATCCTTTTCCCCCCCAAAACGTGAGCGTAAGTCATGACTAAGGACGATTCGGTCGATTCCGGCCATGATGCGGTAGTGATCGAACTAGATCGGGTTAGATCGGTTTTTAAACCGGAATCAGCTCCGGTAATGGGGCATGCGACGCCTAGAATCCACACTCCGCTCAATGATTTACCTTCCAGAGCTGGAGAAGTGATAGATTTTACGAAAGAACTTAAGATAGATCTAATGCCATGGCAGAAATTCTACTTCGAACACGCTTTAAAGGTGCGGCCGGATAATCGCTGGGCTCACCCAATAGTAACTACGGTCTGCTCTAGGCAGAGCGGAAAGTCTACGGTTATGTTAGTCAGAATTTTAGCCGGTCTCTATCTATTCGAAGAGCCTTTACAAATAGCTTCCGCTCACCGGTTAGCGACAAGCTTCGAACAATTTAGAACGATCGTAAGTATGATCGAAGCTAACGACTCTCTAGCTAAGCAAGTGAAGCGTATTTACTGGAGCCATGGCGCGGAAGAGATACAGCTATTAAACGGTAATCGTTTTATGATTAAGGCCGGTGGGTCTTCCGCTAGAGGTGTAAGTAAACCCGAGACCGTTTTCCTAGATGAGCTCCGAGAAATGAACGATCTCGAAAGTTTTAATTCACTTCGTTACACACTTTTAGCCGCGAAGAATCCGCAAGTTATAGGATTTAGTTCCGCCGGAGATCAACACTCTAAAATTCTTAATATGCTCCGAGATAGAGCTATCGCCGCTAATGCTGGATCTAAGGACGATTCGGCTTATTTCGAGTGGAGCTCACCGACCGACGATATAACTTTAGAAAACGCCGCTTACGCTAATCCGGCTCTCGGCCACACTATCCACCCCGATAATTTAATCGCTACCTTTAACGATCCTAAAGACTCAATTCTAACCGAAGTCTTAAGCCGGTGGGTTCAAACTATACAGAGCGCGGTCGACGCCGATAGCTGGAAAAAATGCGGAGAAGAAGAAGGAGATTTAGATCCAGAGAAGTTAACTTGGTTAGCGGTAGATCTTTCACCAGATCGCCGCCATGCGGCCTTAGTAGGAGCTCAGAAATTAGGAGATGAGCGATTTTTAGTAAAGCTTCTACACACTTGGGAAAATACTATTCAGCTAGACGATAAAGCTATAGCTAACGATCTAGCCGTCTATTGCCGAAAGTATGTAATCGAGCACGTGGCCTTTTCTCGTAAGACTAGCGGCGCGGTAGCGGCCAGACTTCAACCGGCCGGAATTAGGATCTTCGAAATGGACGCGGTTTATCCGCAAGCTTGCGACGAGCTTCTCGGAGCTATAAATTCGAATCGGCTTCGACACTTAAACCAAAAAGAATTAACCGTTCAAATTTTATCAGCCGTTAAATTACCGCGTGGAGACGGCGGCTGGATAATTGGACGGAAAGCGTCTCAGGCGGCGGTCTGCGCGGCCGTTGCCACCGGATTAGTTACACATTTTGCGACACGCCCAGAGACGGAAGTAGATATTTACGTGAGTTAATGCTATTGGTTACTAATAAAGTTCTACTATGGGATTACTGGATAGATTTTCGTTTAAAGCTCAAGCTCCGAAGCCGGATAATGACGTAGCCGCTTCGTTAGCTCCGGTTCCGACCTTAGATATATTTTACGGAATTCCAACTAATTACAATTTTAGCGCAACACGTGAACAAGCTATGAGCGTTCCAACGATAGCAAGGGCTCGCGGAATTATCTGTTCTTCTATTGCGGCTATCCCAATTATTTTAAGAGATAAAACTACCGGAGCACGTGTAGACGCTCCTAGAGTTTTAAACGATCCAGATCCGCGAATTCCTAGTAGTGCTACTTATGTTTGGACGGCCGAGGATTTACTATTTTATGGTTATGCGTATTGGCAAGTAAAATCTTTATTCGCGGATACGAATCGAGTTAGAGAAGTAGAAAGAATAAATCCGCTTCGCGTATCTGCCTTTTTAAATGCTAATTCAACAGAAATCGAATATTATACCGTCGATAATTTAGCGGTTCCTAATACCGGAATAAATTCTTTAGTAGTTTTCTATGGAAATGACGAAGGTTTATTAAGAAGATCCGGAACTACAATACGCGCCGGTGCGGAACTCGAAAGAGCTACGGCTATGTATGCTCGCGAACCTTTTCCTACTATGGTATTAAAATCTAATGGAGCTTCTCTTCCGGCAGATAGAATTACTAAACTTTTAGATTCTTGGGCTCAAGCTCGAAGAACTAGAGCTACGGCTTTTTTAAATTCTGATGTGAGTTTAGAATCGGTCGGCTTCGATCCGGAAAAATTACAGCTCGCCGCCGCGAGAAACCATATAGCAACCGAACTAAGCCGCGCGATCGGAATTCCGGCATATTTCACCGATTCACCTACCGGCTCGAGTATGACCTACTCCAACGCCACACTCGCCAAAGAAAGTCTCCTTAATTTTTCTCTTATTCCGCTAATGACTTCGATCGAGCAACGGCTCTCTATGAGTGATTTCGTCGCTAGTTCAACCGAGGCAAAATTTGATCTTGATTATTTCTTACGCGGTTCAGCTATGGAAAGAGCTCAAGTTTACGAAGTGTTAAACCGAGTCGGAGCGTTAACTCCGGAAGAGATAAGGATAAAAGAGGAAATGACGCTATGAAGTTAACTATCCCTATGGCGATAACCGCCGCCGACGATTCAAGCCGAACAATTAGCGGCCGGATCGTAGCTTTTTCAGAATTAGCTAACGCTTCTACTGGAAAAGTTATTTTCGCAGAAAATTCTATAGAGCCTAAAGATGTATTTCTAAATTTAGAGCATGACGCTACTAGAAGAATCGGTAAAACTTTAAGCATGGAAAAAGATTCTACTCGCGCTATAAATGCTAGCTTTAAAATTTTTAAAACTAACGCCGGTAATGACGCAATAGTCGAAGCCATGGAAGGCGCGAGAGAAGGCTTCTCCGTTGAATTATCCGTGGACGATTACGAAACTTTACCAGACGGAACTATGAAAGTATTAAAAGCAGAATTAACCGGAGTAGCTTTAGTAACTAATCCGGCCGTAAAATCGGCTCGAGTAAGTGAAGTAGCCGCTAATGAAGATTCCGAAGTAGAAAAAATTTCGGAGCCAGTAACACCCAACCCAACAGAAGGAGAAACACAAGTGGCAGACAATAACGTCAAGCCAGAGGCTCCAACCGAAGAAAAAACGGTAGAAGCTTCTCAACTTAACACTCAGGCCGTTAATAAGCCGGTATTTACTACTCGTCCACGTTTAGACTTTTCTGCCGGAAAGTATTTAGAAAATACTATTCGCGCAACTATGGGCGACGAAGAAGCTCGCCAATATGTAGCGGCCGCCGCCGATACAACAGATAACGCCGGTCTCGTTCCTACTCGTCAATTAAACGAAGTAATTAACGGTCTAGCTAATGGCGTTCGTTCCAATATTGACGCAATTTCTCGCGGAGTTCTGCCGGACGCTGGTATGAGCTTCGAAATTCCTAAGATTACGGTTCTTCCAACTGTAGCGATAACCGCCGAAGCTGGAACTCCAAGCAATACAGACCAGAACGCGGCTTTCGTTACTGTAAGCGTTCAAAAATTCGCTGGTCAACAGACCTTCTCCGTCGAGCTCTTAGACAGAACGAGCCCTTTATTTTTTAACGAGCTCCTTTCAAATATGTCTGCGCAAATGGCTAAGGCTCAAGATTCAGCCGTTAACGCCGCTTTAGTCGCCGGAGCTACATTAGACGGAACTACCGTCGCTACTTACCCAACAGCCGCCGAGCTATTGGGAATAGTTAGCCGTGGATCCGCTTCCGTATATGCTGGAACTCAACGCTTCGCTAGAAATATTATTATGAATACGAGTCAATGGGCTAACGCTATGACTCTTAATAATAACGGAGCTCCACTTTATAACGTAGCCGCCGGAACTAATAACTTTACCGGTGGACAAGTTAACCCAACTTCTATTCGTGGAAATATTGCCGGTCTGGATCTATACGTTACAGCTAACACAGCCGAAACTTTAGACGCCGACGGTTCTATCCTTATCGTAAACCCAGAGTCTTACACTTGGTATGAGAGCGGTAATTATCGCCTTCGCGCCGACGTAATTGCTTCCGGTCAAATTTCCGTAATGGTTTATTCTTACGGAGCGATAGCTACAAAAATCGGAGCTGGTGCGTTTAAAAATAATAACGATTAGTTATTAAATAATCATGGCTAATTCGCTCCCGAGTTAGCCAGCCGAAGAGAAAGGTTCGCTAATGCCTATAGTTACACCGAGCGAATTACGCAACGTTTTAGGAGTTAGCGAATCTTTATTTTCGGACGCTTATTTAGAAGAAATAATAGATTCGGCAGAGTTAACTATTTTACCTATGTTAACTTCTAATAATAACGCGATCGCTAGTTACAAAATATTAGACGGAAGTATTACTTTTAATACTATAAAAAGAAATAATTTCGTTCAGGATCAAGATATAGTAGTAACCGGTTTAGGAGCGGTAGACGATACTTACACCGTAGACGATTCTTCTTATTTACCCTTCTCCTTTAGTGCGGATACAAACCTTCCAGATACGGCGACGACTATTCCCGTGATTCCGTCCGGTGTTGCCGTTCTGGACGGTTCAAGCGCGGCCGACTTATACGCGAACGCGGCTCCGGTTCATAGTGCTATTTTAGTCGTATCGGTAGAAATTTTTCAGAGCGTAACAGCTTCGGGAAATATGACTAGCTCTATAGACCAAAATCCGTCGCCTTTCGTTTTAGGTCGATCACTTCAAAATAGAGTAATCGGACTTCTAAGCTCTTATATTGACGTCGAGACTATGGCTCAATAATGAGCTCTATATTAGACACGGTAAGAGATCCTTTAGCTACAGCTTTAGAAAATATTACCGCTTCCGTTTACGGATCACCACCGGAGACAATTATCGCGCCGGCCTGTTCAATTTTACCAAATTCGCCGTATTTGGAAAATGTTTTAATCGGTAAAACTACAGTTAAAGTAAAAGTTAACTTAATTATTAGCGCAATAGTCGCCTATAATAATAACGCCGGAGCTTTAAATAACCTTGAAGAACTTATGATAGAAATTTTAGAAGAGATCCCAACTAATTACGTTATAGGAAATTTTTCTCGTCCGTCAATTATTACGGTCGGAACTGGAAATTTTTTAACTTCCGATTTAGACGTTTACACCTACTACCACCAAACATAAGGAGAAATAAATAAATGCCTACTACAATAATCACCGGTAGAGATATTAGCTTTACTATCGACGCCGCTCAATATTCCGCCCAAGCTACTTCGGCGGTTCTCACCGTAGATACTACGATCGAGACTTACCAGACACTTTCAGGAAAAAGTTACAAAACTTTAGACACCCAAGGATCGTTCGCCGTAGAAATGCTTTCCGATTGGGGCGCCGGTTCTTCATTATGCGAAGCTCTATGGACGGCCGC